TGGAACCGAACGTCGATTGGAAGCCGCATCGTCTGGGAACCGAGGGTAAGCGCTGGCTGTCAGTCTATTGGGAGGAGGCCGAGACCAAAGACAAGCTGCTGACGGTCCGAGGAAGAGACTCTTTCCCGGTGACGGCACCACGATGGAACGCCCTGCTGTATGATGTTTATGGTCACAGCCCGGCAATGCGGGCATTGCCGGACATTTGGCAATTGCAGAATATGGAACTTACTCTCCACGAGGCGCTGGAGAAAGAGCTCAAGCCGCCAATGATGGCTCCTAGCGAGCTTGTAAAGGCTGGGCGTTCTATTTCTACGATGCCGGGGCGGCCATCAATTTTCTTTCGGTCATGACTCCAGGCGTGCAACCTCTCTATCAGGTCAAGCCGGACATTGCCTCGTTTGCACTGAAGATTGAGGAGATCAGGCGCCGGATCCAGTCCGGTTTCCACGCCAATCTGTTCCTAGCTATCACCTCCCTGGACCGCCGCGAAATTACCGCACGCGAAATCGACGTGCGGCAGGAGGAGAAGCTGATTGCCCTGGGACCAGTTCTTGAGCGCCTACACCACGAACAACTGTCGCCAGTTATCAACATCACCATAGACCAAATGGTACAGCACTCCCTCGTCGGGTGGCGCACCGGCGGACGAGCAGTGATTCCGCCCCCCCACCGCCAGAGTTGGAAGGCATAGAGCTGCATGTGGATTTCATTTCGCCCCTGGCCCAGGCGCAGAGAGCCGTTGGGACGACGGCGATCGAGCGGGTAGCCGCATTCATGGGGAACATCGCTGGAATAGACCCAGCTGCGGCACGCAAAATCAAGTGGCAAAAGATGGGGGAAGAATACACGACAATGCTGGGTGTCACGTCCAAAATACTGCGGTCGGACGAAGAACTTGCTGCCGAACAGGCAGCGGCAGCGCAACAGCAGCAGATGCAGCAGATGGCGCAAATGGGAATGGCCGGTGTGAAGGGGGCCGAGTTGTTGAGCAAGACCGACGTGGGCGGCGGCCAGAATGCTCTACAGATGATGATGGAGCGAAAATGACACCATACCAACGGAAGCAGGAGCAGCATGAGCAGCAGAAGCAGCAGCAGCGCCAGGAGGCCCATCGAAGAACACTGAACGACCCGGATGGACGCATGGTGCTACGGGCCTTGCTCGACTATTGCGGCTTGTTCCGAAGCAGCCTGGATCTTGGAATGGAGCAGCTGCCGATTCTGGAAGGCCGACGGCAGATCGCATTGTCGATCCAGGCACTGTGTCTGGCGGTAGACCCGGCAGCCTATCAACGATTGCTTTCTGAACTTATAGGAAATGGCTATGACTGAAATGACACCCGAAACGACAACCCCCACCAACCCCGCGACGATTGAACCAGCAGCGTCTGGCAGCACGGGATCTCCGCCCGCCGAAAAGGAGACACCTCCTGCGCAGAAAACGTCCGCTGACGCAAAGCAGACGCTTACCGAGAAGAAGACGACCACCAGAGAACAGGCCCCCTCCGCAAAGCAAGCCAGCGAAACACAGGCGAAGAACCGTGGGGTGCTACCGAAGGGTCATGCCGACCAACAAACTGGTGAGAAGACGTCCGAGACGGCAGAAGGAGCAACAGAGGAAAAGTCCGGGGACCAGGCCGAGTACGACTTTGCGTTTCCAGAAGACTTCACGCCCGATGCTGAACTGCTCAAGGAACTGAAACTCTTTGCCGGTACCCACAAGCTCCCCCCAGAGGAAGCGCAGAGATTGGCCGACCTGGGGGTCAGGCTCACACGGAAGATGCAGCAGGCCCAAGTCCAGGCGTGGGAGACGACCATCGGGAACTGGGTCCAGGCGCTGCCCAATCACCCCGTATTCGGAGGAGCTGCGTTCGAGAAAAATATGGCGATCGCTCGCCTGCCGTTCGACGACGTGAAGATGCGGGAGAAGTTTGGTTTTGAACTGGTGCCAATCGAACTGAGGCAGATGCTGGATGAAGCGACTCCCAGCAATCCTGGGGGACTGGGATTTAGTAGCCATCCAGCTATGATCCATCATTTCTACAACCTAGGCCGCCTGCTCGCGGATGATACCCCGCTATTGGGTAGTGCTGCCGGCGGTAGGAGTAACGAAGCAATGTCCGAAGAAGACTATTTTGCCAGTATGCTTCCCAACCATTCATAAGGATTTCTTCAATGGCTCTTGAGACTCTTCGCGAAATCGCCCTGCAGTTCAGCAAGGTGCAGCCCAAACAGATCGACCATCTGACTGAAGAAACGCCACTCCTGGATCTGATGCCGTTCGGGGCGTCGACGCATGACCTCTGGCACAGCGCGGAGGAACTGCAATCAGCCGATGCCATGGGTTTCGTCGCAATGGACGAACCGTTGCCCAGCATTAATAGCCGGACGCGTCTGATCAAGTTCGATATGAGCGGCACCATTGAGGTGGGAGAAGATAAGGCCCGCCAATTGGGAGGGACGGCCAAATACTTTGCCCGAAAGACGGGGCCAGTCCTGAAAGTGACTGGCATGAAGACCGAGGCGACCATCATTCACAATAATCTACGCCAGTATGTACTGGACCACTATCAGACAATGCGGAATGTCTATGATGCTGGTGGAATAGGAGCCAAGAACTACAGCATCGTTGCCGTGCGGTTCGAAGAAGGCGTTTGTCAGGGGTTGTACAATCCCAAAGGATTTGGCAAGGGAGTCATGTTCGACACCCTACCGATAAATGGCGGCGACCTGTACAAGATTACCTCGGAAGGTGTGCTCGGCTATGGTGTGCGGCTCAAATGCGACCTGGGCATCATGATGACCGGGGACCGCAACATCTCGGCAATTGTCAACATTGATCCATCGGTGGGGGCAGACAAGAAACAGAAGGCGGTCCCGACGGCGATGATGATCGATGACATGCTGGCCGACATCCGGGCCACCAGCTCGGGACGTACTATGCTTGTGATGCATCCACGCGTCAGGAGCATGCTGGTGCGCGAGTTCAAGGACTCACGGGTTTGGATGCGGCCTGAGGACAAAGTGATCAACCGAAAGCTGATGTCATGGGACGAGGTGCCGTTCGTGACGACTTACAACATGAAGGATGGCGACGAAGCGAAGATCAGCGTGTGAGAGGGTGGCATGTACAAGCTGAATGATGGTCTTCCATACTACCTGAAGGTCTACAAGCAGGATCTCGCTCTTAACCAGGATCTGCCACAGAATGTCGAAGCGAGTGGGAACCTTGGCCCAATTGAGGTGGACGGAATCAATGGTGGCCTCGAAGTCATCGCGCGTGCACACACTGACGTCACGCTAGACAAGAGCAAAGGCATCAAGGTAATTCTTCAGCACTCGGACGATAGTACGACGTGGGATACTCTGGGCAAAATTAGTTTCAAGACGGAAGCAACAACACTTACAAAACCCGGAGAGACGATAATCTGGCAACTCCGTCTCCCGCCTGTATCTAGTAAAACAAAACTCCAAGTAACAACCGACATCAAATTTGGTGGCCAGATACAGGCATGGTACGATAATAACCTTGGCAACATTATCAACCTGAGGGGCTTCCCTGATGGAGCAAACACCTTCTCTGGGGATGAAGAGCATTTTGTGAATAACGCTAATGGAGGCATCGCCGTATTGCTCTATGTGGTAACACATGATCTCTCTGTCTCTGGCGAAGGCAAGATAATCATGGCCTTGCAGAGAGAAGAGACTAAGGAGGACAAAACTAAGAGTTGGATAGATTGGCAAAACAAAATATACACACTGAGCTCTCCAACGAAGATAAGTGCTGGTACGGAATTTGGGCGCCTTCCCCTGTCAAGTAAAGTAAAACGCTTTCTGAAAGCAAATATTTCAACAGATGATTCGCATTGCGCCGGAGCTATCGACGTTCTCCTGACCTATCTGCCGCGTTGATGGAGCAAAATCATGTACAAACTTGACGATGGGTTGCCTTTTTATCAGCGGGTCTATGGCCAGGACCTGGCCCTCAAACAGAGCCTCCCACAGAGTAAAAAGGAAAAAGGGAATAAAGGCCCAATTGAGGTGGACGGGATCAACGGTAGCCTGGAGATCCTTGCCCGCGCAAACGCGGATGTGACCATTGCGGACGGCAGGAAGCTCACGATTACGCTAGAACATAGCGACACGGGGAAGGATGCAGACTGGAACGTTCTGGGGACGCTTTACACCCTGACGGCCAGTAGTGGTAGTGGCTTGCTGAAGAAGGGCGTAGAGCTGGACCGTTTCCCACTGAAAAGCACTGTAAAGCGGTATCTCCGTGCGCAGATCGAGACGGACGACGGGAGTGCGAGCGGCACGCTGGACATCATTCCGGTCTATCTACCGCGATGACCAGCAAAATTGAGATCTGCAATCTTGCTCTGCTGCAGATCGGCGGAAGGCCAATCACCAACCTGAACGAAAAGTCAAAGGCGGCATACCTGTGCAACAGGCTTTATGCGCCGAGCCGCGACGCCGTGCTGGAGAGCTTCCCGTGGTCATTTGCCCTCCAGCGCCAGACGCTGGCCCTTCTAGCTGAACCAGCCCCAGACCCGTGGTCTCACGCTTACCAGAAGCCAGTGGATTGTCTGCGGGCAGAGGAGATCATCCCGACAAGGCCAGACACGCCTGTCCTCTTCGCGGTAGAGGGGAATAAGATTCTGACAGAACAGGCTGGGGCAGTACTGCTCTATGTGCGATCGATTGACGACTCGACACTGTTCTCTGCCCAGTTTGTGCAGGCGCTGTTGTGGTATCTGGCGGGTAAATTGGCTATTCCCCTGACAGGGGATGAGGCAAAAACCAAGCTGTGCTTGCAGATGTATGGGGCAGTGACTCAAGAGGCACGGACCATTCAGGCCAATCAAGGACGCCCTCGCTCCAAGCCACTCCCCCCGTGGATTGCAGCGCGCTTTGGACGGTGACCCATGCCTCTCTTGTCGCAGACTCAGTTCAGCTTTGCCGCCGGCGAGCTGGCTCCGGCCCTGCATGGCCGAGGAGACCTGGAAAAATACCAGTCCGGCCTGAAGGGGGCGCGGAATGTTTTCGTGCATGGTTATGGTGGTCTGTCCAATCGTCCTGGTACCCGCTATGTGGGCCGTATTCCTGACCGCCCTCGTCTAATTGACTTCAGATTCAGCCGTACGCAGACCTACATTCTGGTGTTCTTCCACAAGAAGCTTCGTTTCATCACAAACGGTGGTTTTGTGCTGGAGGATCCCAGGCCTGTTACCTCCATGTCGTCTACCCAGGTCGTAGCGCTAAAACACGGGTTTGCGAATGACGATGAAGTTTATCTGCACTACCCTGCGTCCATGCTCCATGGTCGTAATTGTCTAGTAAGCCGCGCCAGCACCGATGCCTTCGTCCCATTGGACCTGGATGGAAAAGCGCTTTCACATGTTTCCGCGGCCCCCTGGAAGGGCGACGCGAGCGTGGCCCGTGTTTACACTCTGTCAGTACCCTATACCGGTGAGGAGCTTTTCGACCTGACGTATGCCCAATCTTTCGATACGATGCTCCTTGTCCATTCGGCGCACGAACCGCAGAAACTGTTGCGTCGGAAGCATGCAGACTGGGGACTGGAATCACTGAAGGTCGCCCCGCGGCTCGGGGTCCCTTCGTCTGTAAAGGGCGTTGCGGTCGGGGGAGCGGTTGGGGGAAAGGAGAACGGAATCGAGTATGCTTACCAAGTGACGGCCTTGTCGGAAGACGGTGAGGAAGGATTGCCGTCAGTTACCGCCAAATGCACCAATGATTTGGCCTTCCATGAGGCAGGTAAAAGCCCAAATTACAATACAATCAGTTGGAAATCAGTGTCAGGGGCAGTCCGGTATCGGATTTATAGGCAACAGGCTGGAACATTTGGGGCCATCGGTGCAACCGATGCTACTAGCCTGAACGACAATAATATCCTGCCAGAGATGATGATCACTCCGCCAAGCTCCCGCAATCCATTTTCCGGCAAAGGGAACAATCCCAGCGCAGTCACTTTCTTCGGGCAGCGGTTGGTGCTTGCTCGATCAGACAATAAACCCCAGACGATTTGGGCCAGTGGGATAGCGAACATTTGCAATTTCAACGTCAGCACGCCCGCCAAAGCTGACGAAGCGGTCACCTGTACGTTGGCTTCCAGTGAGCTGCAGGACATTCGCCACCTGGTCGGCATGGAGAATCTGCTCGTGCTGACATCAGCAGCGGAATGGAAGATATCCAGCCCAATAACACCAATGACTGTCAATCCTGTGAAGATGAGCGAGAACGGATGCAGCAACGTTCCTCCACTGATCCTCAACAATCAAGTGTTGTTCATCAGTGCGCTAGGGAACGAGGTGCGCAACATGGTTCCCGGCTCGGATGGCACGAACAGGCTCACGTACACGAGCGAATCTCTATCTCTGCTGGCGGCCCACCTGTTTGAGAACGGTCGCCACATTGTGGACTGGGCCTATGCCAAAATACCGTACGGCGTGGTGTGGGCGGTGCGCGATGACGGCATCCTGTTGTCCTTGACCTACCTGCCCGAACACCAGGTCGTCGCCTGGTGCCGGCATGACACGGACGGAAAATTCGAGTCGGTCGCGGCTGTAACGGAAGATAATGAAACGGCAGTCTACTTTGTCGTGCGTCGAAGAGTTATGGAGCAGGAAGTCCGGTTTGTAGAGAAGCTGGCTTCCCGCCAACTCGGGAACGAGGGTTTCTTTGTTGACTGCGGTTTGAGTTACAGGGGAGAGAAGACTCGCCTTGTGGGCAACCTGCATCACCTGGAAGGAAAAGAAGTCATAGCCCTGGCCGATGGCAACGTCGTGCGTGGCCTGACGGTCAAGGAGGGCCAGGTCAAACTGCCGCGGCCCGCTGGCGTTATCCACATCGGCCTGCCCTACACGGCAGAGATCGAGACCCTGCCGTTGTCCTTCGGCGCCCAAACGTCCGGCGGCGTGGGACCTCGCAAGCCGAAACAGATTATTCATGTGACCCTGAAAGTGAAAGATACCCGGGGGCTGTGGGCCGGGTCAGACGCAGATCGTCTTTACGAGTACAAACAACGATCTACGGAAGACTGGGGCGAGCCGGTTCGCCAGGCTACGGGCATCATGTCGCATCCCATCGATGGTTCCTGGGGGCCAGAAACCACAGCGTTAGTTCAGCAGCGTGATCCGCTGCCCATGACCATTCTCACTCTGACTCCGGAGATGACTCTCTCATGAAAAACGAGGAAGAAATCGAACAGGCGCAAGGCGCCCTGCAGGTGGACATTCAGGCGCGCCGTCCGGATCTGGTTGCGAGGAGTGGAGCCTTAAAGGCCCAGCGCGAAGCGCTCACTCAGCAGCTCAAGGACTTGCGAGCCTGGACCGACACCCAGCACACGCTTGCCGCAAGTGAGGGGATCGCGCTCTCCACGAACAGAGGGATAAAAGAGATTCTGAGAACATCGGGCGAGATCACCGCTGTGAATGCAGAGATCCGTGCCATTACCAGTGAGTTGGCAGATGCTCTCAAACCTTGAGATTGTCCCTGCGGCGGCATCTCATATTCCCCTTATTGCACCCCGAATGCGGCCAGCCGACCGGGAGGAGGTGTGGGCTTCAGCCCACATGACACCGGAGGAGGCCCTCCGGCGCTCGCTGCAGTTCTCCACCCACGCCTGGACTGCCTTTATTGACGGCGAACCTCTCGCTATGTGGGGGGTCGCACCCATCAACCTGCTGACCGGCGTAGGGGCGCCGTGGCTGCAGTCTACCGACACGGTTGATCGCCACCCAATGACCTTTCTCCGCTACTGCCGCCGCCGGTTCCATACCCTGTTTAGAGTCTATCCCACTCTACGCAATTATGTTGATGACCGCCATACCGTGGCGAAGCACTGGCTGGCATGGCTTGGATTCATACTTGCTGAACCCAAGCCATGGGGTGTTGAAGGCCGGCCGTTCAGACTCTTCGAGCTAAAAAACGGGGAAGACTGTCATCTTATGTCCCACAGAAGGGATAGAACCAACAAAACTTCCCAAAGTTGATGGACCAATTCCCAAGGAGACCAACCTCTGTATCGGGTTGTATCATGGGGGTATGACTTCCCCTCGCGGATACAGCCCCGGCTGTTAGAGCACAGACCGCAAATGCCAGCATAAGACTTCTAACCATCAGTTTACTCATTCCTCATTTCTCTTCTAGTCAGGGCTAATTCATATGTGGGCCAGCGACACTTGCAATCGCATCACTCGTTATCTCCAACGTAGGCACTGCAAGAAGCAACGCAAGATCCACTACGGTTACAGGAACCGCTGGTTCATGCTCCGGTTTATGCGGCCTCCTCCTCCAAATGCCAACAGACTAATACCAACAATAATAAGCCAATCACCCCATGACATTGCTGCGGCGGGTTTTGTATCCGCAAGAGAGATGGATGTGGTCAGAAGAACAACAATTAGAAACTTGTAAATGTTTTTCATCTTCCTCCATCCCCTTTTTTCTTTCAGGATGTAACCATGTGTGAGCCGACCACTCTTGCAACCGCAGCACTAGCTGTCTCTGGCGCAGGAACCGCTATGACAGCCTACGGCAGTTATTATGGAGGCCAGACCGCCAAAGTTCAAGCTAACTATCAAGCCCAGATGGCTAGGCAGAACGCCCAGGCCCAGGCTCAGATGGCTGATTATGAAGCCATGATGGCAAAATATCGAGCAGAAGATTCTACGGCCCGTGGCATTCAGGACGAAAAACGTCACTGGACAGATATCGGGCAGTTCCTGGGCGAGCAACGAGCCGCCCTGGCGGCCAACGGCGTGGCCGTCGATGACGGATCAGCCCTGGATATTCAGCGCGATACCCAGGCCATGGGTGCCATGGACGCCACGACCATCCGCAGCAATGCGGCCCGCGAGGCATGGGGACACACCGCTGATCGCAATCTGGCAGGGTATCAGGCTAGCATGTACCGGTCCGGTGGTGATGCGGCCTACCAGATGGGCCGTTCCCAGGGTAAGCAGGCGGCCTGGACGGGCACCTTTGGGGCCGGCACGAGTCTGCTCAGTGGCGCTGGCGACCTGGCCAGCAAGTGGTACCTGTATAATAAGGATGACGTATTGTCCAAGAAGACGCCCACTGTGCAGCCCCCCATCGGGCCGCCCAGGAACCTGATCCCGAGGTCGTGGAGAAGATAAGCAGGCATCATCGGAAAAACTTCAGAGAGGAGCGATCATGATGGACGAAGACACAGAACGGCGGCTGAAGATGGAGCATGCCAGCCCCGCGGACTCGGAGTGCTAACCGACCATGCCCCGCGTTCCGGTCTACAGTAGCCCCCAAGTTCAGCAACAGCCTCTCCCGAACGTCGCGACTCGGGTGAACTTTCCCACCGTGCAGGCCCCAGACCTGGGCGCTCCCGCACGGGCCATCACCCAGGGCGGCGAACAGTTGACCGCCATGTCGGATAGATGGCAGCAGGCTGCACTACATGTGCAGGCGCGCGAGGACGCTGTCGCGCGTGTGCAGGATTATAGCCAGTATGAAGAACAAGTGTTGCAGGCATACACAGATGCCCAAGCGTCGGGGGCGTTGGAAACGAAGGATGGTCCGGCACAACTAAGAGGCCAGATGTTCGACCTTCAAAGGCAAATAATCGAATCCCATCAAGGCTCCGCAGATAGTCGGGCAATGCTCATCCAGAGACTGGAAGGTAGGCGTGCGGACTGGGACAGCAAGATCACCTTGACCTCTCTGGCAATGCGGGGTCAGAAGGTAGAGAAATTCGTTTTCACAAACCCGCAAACAGGACGGCCAACGCTGTTCAACCCGTCCGGTCTTGACCTTGGAGATGTTGCCGGGGTGGCGCGAGAAGGCGTCCAGATGGTTGGCTCCGGCCTGGGAGCGACGGCTGGTGCCCTCTTCGGCGCAACCTTGGGCGCGCCGACAGGGCCGGGCGCCCTTCTAACCGGAACGAAGGGAGCCGTTATGAGCGCGGGGGTCGGGAATGCTCTCGCGGGGGCACTGTTTGATACTGTTCTCACGTTGGGGACAGATCGTCAGGACACCCGCACGGGGGCAGAGCACGTGTTGGACGCGACAATCGACTTTGCGTTCGGCGCTGTAGGGCAGATGGGTGGAATCGTGGCCGGGCAAGCAATAAAGCGCGCAGCCGGTGGCGGGAAGGCGATCGCACGGGATCTGGTTGAGCAATTCCAGCGACTCGGCGTTACACCCACTGCCGG